TTCAAAAAAGACTTTTGGAAATACTTCTTAGATGAAGATAACAATGTTATTGAACCTAATTTTGAGAATGTTGAACGAGTATAAAGAACACATAAGAAACAGACCTTATATGTCAGGGGTTGACCGTGATAAATTAAGGGTTAAAAAAACAGCAGAAGTCTTCACACCCCAACACCTAGTTATAGAGATGTTGGATAAATTAGAAGATGAAAACCCTGAGTTATTCACGGACCCCACAAAAACCTTCATAGACAACAGTTGTGGTGACGGGGAATTCCTGGGTGAGATAATCATTAGAAAAATGGAACGAAGTGGTTGTTCATTAGAACAAGCATTAAAAACAACATATGGTGTTGATTTAATGGAAGATAATATTGAGGAATGTAAGAAACGTTTAATGGGACCAAACCCAACACCTGAATTAAGGAAAATAGTTGATAAGAATATTGTCTGTCACGATGGATTGACTTTTGATTATGAGTTTTAAAAACAAAAATTGTTAAAAAATATTTAATTAAAAGAAGATATGGAAATAAACGACTACAATGAAGCTAAAAGACTTTTTACACTAAGGGCATTCAAAAAGGGTGATGCCCATTCTTTACAGACATTAATGCAAAGATACGTGGATAAACACTGCGTGGTATGTGGTAAATGTAAGGGCCAAATAAGATTCACCTTAAGAAGATTCGAAAACTGGTTTATAAAGAATAATATTCAACCTGATGTGGTTGAAGATGATGTTAAATTATGCGAGATATGTAATACAGAATTAACTGATAAAAGACGTAAGATTTGCGTTGATTGTAAAAATAAATAAAAAAGATATGGAAAATAAATTATTAAAAGGAGATAACATAGAATTGTTAAAAAGTTTAGAAGATAATAGTGTTGATAGCATTGTTACAGACCCACCGTATGGATTATCGTTTATGGGTAAGAAGTGGGATTATGATGTACCATCTGTAGAATTTTGGAAAGAAGTTTATAGGGTATTAAAACCTGGTGGACATATCCTTTCATTCGGTGGCACAAGAACATATCATAGAATGGTAGTCAATATAGAAGATGGTGGTTTTGAGATAAGAGACCAAATTATGTGGTTATATGGTTCAGGGTTTCCTAAAAGTCATAATATAGGTAAAGCTGTTGATAAGAAGATGGGTAATAAAAGAGAGGTTGTTGGAGAAAGAATAGCAGATGATATTACTGGAGGTAATTTACTTACAGCTAAACCAGATAAGATGATAGAAATAACCAAAGGTAATTCACCATATGAAGGCTTTGGAACTGGATTAAAACCAGCTAACGAACCAATCTGTTTAGCGAGAAAACCATTCAAAGGAACTGTTGTAGATAATGTTTTAGAGTGGAAAACTGGTGGTATTAATATTGATGGTTGTAGAGTTGGTGAGACGGGAGCGAGAAATAATGGTAGTAGTAAAGGGACCATTGATAGTAATAGCATAGGGTATTATAAGCCAACCGAACCGATTGATTATAATATGGGTCGTTTTCCAGCCAACATTATATTAGAGTGTTGTTGTGATGAGGTGATTAAGGGTGAGAAAGGTGAGGTTAAGAAAACAACAAGAGATAGAAAATATGATACAGGTGATAGCAGATGGGATGGCTTAACATCAAAACAAGAAGGTATAGACAACTATAATGACAAAGGTGATATACACACCAATCCGAATTGCCCGTGTTATATGATGGACGAACAGAGTGGTGGACATAATGACGCAGGCGGTGCCTCACGTTTTTTTTATCAAGCTAAAGTTAGTAAGAAAGAAAGAAATATGGGTGTTGAAGATAAAAACATCCACCCAACAGTAAAACCTGTAAGTTTAATGACATATCTAGTTAGATTAATAACACCACCAAATGGAATAGTTTTAGACCCATTTATGGGAAGTGGTTCTACGGGTATTGCCTCTAATCTAGAAGGCTTTAATTTTATCGGAATGGAAATGGATGAAGAATACTTTAAGATTGCTGAGACAAGAATAAATGATTATGAAAATTATAAACAATTTTTAAAATAATAATAAGATTTGCGTTGATTGTAAAAATAAATAAAAAATAGAGTTAAGGGAAATTAAGGGATATGAATAATTTAAAGAGAAAGAAGTTTGCTGACGAATATTTAATTGATATGAACGCAACAAGAGCTTATGTTGCTGCTGGATATTCTAGTACAAATCCTGATAAAAACGCATATAAACTTTTACAAATAAAAGAAGTTAAAGATTATATTAATAAAGAACTAAAAAAAACCACAGATAAGTTGGAAATTAAACGAGAAGACATCATTAAGAAAGCATACAATATCCCTTTATTATATGCTGAGATGTTGGAATTAGCACAAAGAGATGATCTTGATGAGGATGAAGAATTGAGATTAATAAGATTATCAAATTTAGTTAAGGGTTCTGATGCTAATAAGGCATTGGAGATATTGAATAAAATGATGGGATTCAATGAACCTGACAAATTAGATGTAACATCCCAAGGAGAAAAAATCACTATAAACTTTAATACAAAGACAAAGGATGACTAATGGAGATAGATGTACAGTTAACAACAAAACAAGACTTAGCATTTAAATACCTAAATTCTGATGATATAACTGAAGTTCTCTTTGGAGGTTCGGCAGGTGGTGGGAAAACCTACTTAGGTTGTGTATGGTTAATTACTAATTGTATACAATACCCAAACACTAGATGGTTAATGGGTCGTTCTAAATTGAAGGCCTTAAAACAAACAACACTAGCCACATTCTTTGATATATGTTCCAAGTGGGGTTTAAACGCAGAACACTATAAATACAACCAACAATCAGGGGAGATAACATTTTGGAATGGTAGCACGATAGTCCTAAAGGATTTATTCTTATACCCATCAGACCCAAACTTTGATAGCTTAGGTTCGTTGGAAATAACTGGTGCCTTCATTGATGAGGTTAATCAGATAACTGAGAAGGCTAAGAATATAGTTGCCTCAAGGATGAGATATCGATTGGATGAGTATAATCTAACACCCAAGTTATTAATGAGTTGTAACCCCGCTAGAAATTGGGTTTATGACGAATTCTATAAGAAGGATAAGGAATCAAAATTGGAGGACTATAAGAGATTTATTCCAGCATTGGTTACTGATAACCCAAATATATCAAAACACTATATAGAACAACTAAAGAAATTAGATTCAATTAGTAGAAAAAGATTATTAGAAGGACAATGGGAATACGAAGATCATAACGCCCTTATGAAATACGATAATATTATAGACATATTCCAAGACTATAAATTAAAAGATGATGATTATAAGGCTTTTAATAATTATTATATTAGTTGTGATGTGGCTAGAAAAGGTAAAGATAAGGCTGTTATAATGGTATGGGGTGATTATAGTATTATAGAAATACACGAGATGGGTATTAGTTTAATTAATGAAATTGTAGAACTAATTAATCAGTTAAAAACCAAATATAAAATCAATAACAGACATATTGTGATAGATGGTGATGGCGTTGGTGGAGGTGTTGTAGATTATTTAAGAGGTTCTGTGGATTTTATTAATAATGGTAAGGCACTAAATGGTGATAACTACAGGAATCTAAAGACACAATGTTATTATAAATTATCAGAACATATAGGAGATATAAAAATATTTAATTATACCATCCAACAGAAGGAAAATATCATTCAGGAATTAAGTATTGTACAAAGAAAGAATTTTGATAAGGATGGTCCATTAGAAATAATTAGCAAAGAAGAAATCAAACAAATGATTAATAGGTCCCCTGACTTTAGTGATGCTATGATGATGAGGATGTATTTTGAACTAAAACCAACAGGGAAACCAATGATTAGATTTATGTAAAAACAAATACATAGAAATAATATTTATAAATAAAATAGGATTATGGTAAAATTAAATTTTGAGATTGATGATGAAATAAAGACATATGACATTCCTGAGAATTGGGATGAAGTAAGTGTTGAACAATTTATGGCAATAATGGCCCTAAATGACGTTAAGGAAGATAAGGAAGATAAGAATGAAATAGAATTATCAATGGGTATAATATCTATTTTAACAGGTTTAGAGTTAGAGATGGTATATATGATTCCTGTTCATAACTTTAACCAAATACAAAATGTATTGAAGTTTACATATGAAGAAGTAAAAGCTGAGTTAAAAGAATCAGTGATGGTGGATGGTGAAGAGTATTTTATAAAAAATGATTTTAATAATTTAACAATGGGTGAAGTAATATCTTTAGAAACGATTTTAGGGGAGCATACAAACCCTTATAAGTCATTCGATAGGTTATTATGTATATTCCTTAGAAAGAAGACAGATAAAGGTAAATTAGAAACATTTAAAAGTACCTTTATGGCGAGAGCAGAGGCATTTAAAAAAATAACGATAGCAGATGTTTATAGTTTAATGGTTTTTTTTTCAGATGGAGGGACTTCATTAGACAACAATATGAAGGTCTCTTCGGAAAACCAAAAATAATAAAAAAGAAGAAAAGTAGATTTAATAGTATTAACGGACCAACAGAAATAAGTAATAAATTTAAATGGCACCAAATAATACATTTATTAATAAAAGAGTTAAACATAACCGATACAAAGGTATATAAAAAAAACTACATAAGCTGTTTAAACTGGTTATCATATTTTTATGAGGACAATAAAGTTAAAGAAACATTAATGAAACAGAAGAAAAGATGAGTAATATAGTAACAATAAACGAATTAATAAAAGAATTTAAAGATTTTAGTGATAACCATTTGCAGTTAAAAGATTTTGGTTATGGACCAACTTCTGATATTGGAAGATCTAGAAAGATGGATTTTCCTTATTTATGGGTTACACATAGAACACCATCATCAATAGTAATACAAAATAAAACGCAAATACCTGAAATGGTGTTAACTTTTATTATAGTGGACCAAATCAATTATCAAACTAATTATTTAGAGGTTAATGGTTTAGATTCTGATAACCAACAAGAAATCATATCTGATACTTTTCAAATAGCACAAGATTTAGTTAATTATATTAGCCAAAATTTAGGTGCTAGAGGTATTAAATTAATGGATAATACAGCAAGTGTTGAACCTGTATTTGATGATACAGATGACAGAGCGACAGGATGGGTAATAGATTTAACTTTAAAATTACTTCACTTCAATTGTAATACACCAATAGTATAAATGGCGAATATAGATTTATATAGTAAAGAAACTCTGAACGAATTCGGTAAGGATTATGTTCGTGTTTTAACTGCTTTTCTAAAAAAGAAAAAAAAGGTTGCTAGTGGAGCGTTAATTAATTCTGTTAACTATAAATTAAAAGAAACAGCACAAGAAATATTAATAGTCTTAGAGGCAAATGATTATTTAGAATGGGTGGATGCGGGTAGAAGACCTGGAACATATCCTAATATCAATGCCATAGCAAAGTGGGCAAGAATAAAAGGAATATCACAGGACGCAGTATTCCCGATAGCACATAGCATATATAAATTTGGTATTAAACCAACAAATGTTATTAGTGATACCAAAAGAGAAATAGAAACCTCAGCTACATTCCAAAGAAAGTATGAAGAAGAATTAGTTGAGAACATAGAAGATATAATAGCAGAAGAATTTAAAAAATTAAGACAATGAACATATTAGTTGAACCAAATGATTATATGGCTGGTTATTCAGCAATACCTATTAGAGTAAGTGATGCTGACGCAACAACCTCAGAACAATTTAAATATCTAATAAATATTATATGGAATAAGGTAACCTTTTCAAGTGTTTCAGACGCATTTGTTAATGGACAAGTTAATACTGTATTAGAATTAGATGCTACACATAGTTTTAAAAAGGGTGAAACTATTTTTATTAATGATACTGCTAACAATAATACCAATAGTGGATACTACAATATTACTGCTATTATTAGTAATACCAAAATAGCGATAGACCAATTATTTGAAATACCATTTGGTGGTAATACAGCAATAGTTTCTAGAGTTATAAAATATAAATTAAGCCCCGATATTGAGGTAGAGGCAAAGATAGATTTAAGTAATACCATTAAAGATTTTGTAACACAAAATTTAGAAGATACGAATGACATATTTGAAGGACCTGATACTTTATTTAATTATGATATTAGTATAGGTAGTGAAAGTAGAATATTATGGCCTTTTGATGATAACTTCTTTGTAGCTGGTAATATAGGTTTTATTTATACAGGTACAACTAATATTGCTGATGTTCCTTTTAATATAGGGGATGAAATATTTATTCAGCAAGAGATTGAGGCGTGGGATTATTTTGATAATCAGTTTTTCCCTAGCTTTGGTGGTAATATAGGTTATACAGGAACAACAACCCATAACTTTACAACAGGCAATACTATTCAAGTAGTAGGACAAATCACTAACCCACAATATAATGGATTTACAACAGTAATAGGTGTTCCTGACGCACAATCTTTAGTAACTAATGTGCCAATAGGTTTAAATACCCCTCCTGAAGGTGGAACTATATATGGCTTTTCTAGACCTGAATATAATGGTGTAGCAGTAATAACTGACATAATAACAGGTTCAACTTCATTTGGTGATGGAGTAGTAATAGTAACAGATAAACCATTTACACAAAATACTACACCAATCGGGGGTACAATTAGATATGCTGACAATAGATTAACTATTATTAACAATGAAGCATTAGCAACAGGTAAGACAGCCTATAACGCACATATAAATAGATTAGATTATAGTGTTGCTGCTTTTGACCCTTATGTAATCCAAAATAGAGTCTCTTCACTTAATAATATATCTACTATATTAGGCAATACTGATAAATATAGAATTGAACAATCAACTAAAAGCTGGTTATTAGTGCATACAGATGGTTTAACAGAAACCTCATCACCTGTATATAACTTTTATGATAGTAGCAATAATTTAATCACTACTCAAATAGTGGATAATGTTAATGATTACCAAGATTTTTATATTCCTGTAGGTATTGACCAATTATTGGCTAGTCCTAATTTAACACCAGTGGGTGCTAGTATACCATTATCAGCCGCAACAAATATAGATTATTATAACGTGAGTATGAGTATTAGTGCTGGAACAGAATCTATAAGTAATGATATAACCTTTGAATTAAACGATGATTGTTCAAGATATGATATTTACCACCTATTATGGAAAGATAGATATGGTAGTTGGTTATCTTATCCTTTTATTTATGTTTCTAAAGATTTTACTGAGGTGGAACGCAAAACATATTATCAAACTGAGGGTAACTGGGATAACAATACTTTTGGTTATGATACATATGGTAGAGGTGAGAAGAACTATTTTGGCAGAAGCAGAAACAAGGTATTATTAAACTCTGGCTGGGTGGATGAATATGAGAACCTTCTAATGAGAGATCTAATGGAATCAACGGCTGTATATGTACAAACACCTGATAACGTATTGATTGCTGGTATTATCGAGGAAAACCAAATAGAATTAAAGAAAGGAATATCAGACCAAATATTTAATTATAGTTTTAATGTAAGGTTAAGCAATAACGAGGTTAGATTTTAATAAACAAAATAATAAAAAAAATAATTAATAATAAATAGTTATGGCACTACCTGAATATGTAAAAGAGTTTTTCGAAAAGATTAGTTTAGATGCTAATGGGAACATTAATATAATAATTGTTCCAAAAGTACCACCTACTGAGAAAGGTGTTAGTGAATTTAATACAATAAAAAACATAAATTTAACACCACAAGGATATTTGGTGGTGTATGAAGCATAATAAAAAAAATAAAAAGATATGAGTCAATTCGTAAATAATCAATACGACTTTTTTAAGTTAGTAAATTTAGACGCTGATGGTAACTTAGGCGTAAATGTTATAAGTGGTGGAACAACTGGAGCCACTGGTAATGGTATATATGGTGGGGATGGAATAGTTCCTTTAGATACAACCGCATTCCTTAATGGTGATTTTACCTTTGAAGGTTTAGATGAGGATACTAAACTAATTCTTAGGGATGGTAATAATGGTGGTGAAGTACATTTATTTTCAGATGGTTCTGTTGGACAATCATCATTAGAATTCTATAACCCAGGAGGATTAGTATTAGCATCTAAAATACAAAATGCTGGTAATGATACTAGGTTTTTAACAAACGCCAGAGATTTAGTCTTTTCTACAAATACATCTGATTTTACAGAAGGTTTATTTATTCAATCTGGTACTGGTAATGTGGGTATTGATACAATAAACCCAAACTATAAACTAGATGTTGTAGGTACCGGAAAAATTAGTGAAGATTTATTTGTTGGTGATACTGTTTATGTTGGAAATGTAATAGGAACACCTACAACCAACGCATCTCTTTATATTAAACAACCTTCAATAACTGGTTCTACTGAATCTCCTATAATTGATATTCAAGTAGATGATGCAAACTCTTATCTTATAGTAAATAATGCTACTTCTACTGATGGTTCTTTTACCCCAACACTTACAACAAAACAAAATGATGGACCTAATCGTTTATCTTTTTACATAGAATCGGTAGTTGACCCTACCTATGACACTCCTGGTGCTACAGATGTAGTAAGGTTTAGAGCAAGAAGAGATTCAGATTTTATCCAAAACCGAGATTTATATGCTTGGTATAACTACACCACTCGTTTAATGGATATGGATAAGGATGGTAATCTCGACATCATTCAAGGAGGTTTAAATGTTAATGGTACCGGAAATATAAATGAAGATTTATTTGTTGGTGATACTATTTATGTTGGTAATGTAACAGGTACTCCTACAACTAACGCATCGTTATATATTACCCAACCTTCTATTTTATCAAACACAGAATCTCCTATTATAACTGTTGAAGTAGATGATGCTTCAAGTGCATTTTTTATAGCTAATAATACCAGCAGTAATGGAGTATTTACCCCTAGAATAGGAGGTATCCAAAACGATAATAACCTACAACCCGGATTATTTGTAGATGGTGTTGTATTAGATACCTTAGATACAACTACATCACCGGCTCTAATTTTTAGGGCAATAAGACAAAATGTGGGGAGTGTTTCAGAAATTGTTAACCGTAATTTATTTGATTGGAGGAATTTAAATGATTCTAAAATGACTATGGATGTTGATGGTAATCTAGATATTGTTGATGGTGGTCTTAGAATTGGTACTATAGGGACAGGAACTTCAGTAACTTCTTTAGGTGTTGATGCTAGTGGTAATGTTGTTGATGGAATAGGTACTGGTGGTATTTACGCTGGAAGTGGAACGGTACCACTTGGAACAACTGCAACAATATCAAATACTTTAACTTTTGATGGTTCTGTTAGCATTGATGGAGCATTAAGATATTTAGATGGTAATGAAGCTGATGGTAAATTATTGATAGATGGTGGTGGAGGTGTTGCTAAATGGGCAACAACTTATTTATTCGGACAAACTCAATGGTCTGCCGAAAATCCAGCCCCATTTAATGTTGTTGATGGAACAAGTGTTAATGGATTCGCTTTCTTTACTAACGCAGATAAATTATCAGCAGGTACAACTTCTTATGATGAATATTCAATCAGTACAGGTGGTACGGTTACAGCAACAGCACAATTAGGACACGTTGTTATTCCTTATACTGGTACACCATATGAAGGACAAAGACTAACACATAATATTAGAGTTAACTTTAATATCGCTACAGGTTCAGCACAAAACTTAGCATTAGAATTAAGAAGAGCTGTAAACGATTCTGTTATCGGTGCACCTGTACCAATAGTAAGAAATCAAGATGAACCTGGGGTTCAACAAGTATTCTTATCTTATACAGCTGGAGCATTAGACCCATTCGTAACAGGAGGTTTTTACTTCGCATTAAGAAATGATAGTGGGTCCAATGTTAATATTGGTATAGGAAGTATAGGTATTTTAATTGTTACAAATTATCAAGTACCAACCCATTTTCCTTAATATGTAAATGAATATGTATA